TTAAAAATAAGTTATTCAATTTGGATTCCATTATAGCCTGAATCTGATTCTTTTTGGCTTCGTAAGCGTTTTTCACGCCCGGTCTAGGCTGCATTTTTCTAGTGCCGTTCTCTAGGTATTCAGCAAAAGGCACATTTTTTACACCAAACTCTAATTGCTGCCATCCTCTGATTTTATACCCTCTGCCTTTTCTGTACCTTCCATTTCGGTTAGCCGGTGTCTCTCCTGCTCTCGAAGCTATGTGACGCCTTCTTGAGCCGCCCTTTATCCTTCGTACATAAACCCTGCCAGAGCGCGGCCTTTTTAAAACCTGCTCGTTGAGCTCTTTGGTTAGCTCATCACCGGCATTAAACCAACCCTGCCTAATACCTCTTTCAATGTCGTATTCTATTCTTGAAAGGTTTTCTAGGGTATTTTTAGAGCTGTTTGTGAAATCGACACTAAACATTTCAAATTGAATTGTTAGATTTTGATTGGTCGCCGGTTAAAGTACATCTCAGCTTGTAGAATTCGTTTCTTTCGTCTAGGTTTTCGACGTCTGCAATATCGAGCCTTTCGCCGTTTTCTAGCTTAACCCAAGTTTCAGCGGTTACCCCTTCAATGTATGGGATGTAAATGCGGTGCGTTATTGGGGTTCCTATATTATGCCCGTCAAATATCTCTTCGCCCGTTACGGTTTCAATCAATGCAAAAATCTCAGCGCTAGGTAGCTGACCGCCTGCGGTTTCATCAGTGAATAAAATCGTGTAGTCAGTGGCGTCAGTAGGCGGCTGAATTGATCTATTTTCTAAAGTAATAACTCGATCTAAATCGCCGATACAAACTTTCCTGCGCTTTGATCTTATGTTCTGGCAAATAGCCATTAGAAAGCTCTGAATTCAAGTATTCGGTATTGATCGTAAACCGCCTTGGCAGTAGCAGGAGCATAAGCGCACGAGCAACTTCCATTATTGCAGTCTCCGGGATTCTTATAAATAAAAGTAGCATGTGTTAAAAGTGCGATTTTCAAATCTTCTGGCATACCTGTCGAATCGGTTGCATAGCCTGCGGTGAAATTTACCGTTATCGGATAAACCACGCCTTCGTCAAAACTAGGCCAGCTTTCATTGACATCGGGAAAGATCTGCGTGTAACAATTCTTCTCTGCAATTTGTATTAAGGGAATGCTTTGCTCTACGCCGTCTTTAACGTAAGTTATTGATTCTATGTCAACAAAAGGAGAGCGCCTTAAAACAATAGGGTTTGATTTATGGGGATAACCGGGCGCAGGTGATTCGTCAACGTCTCCGAAAATATCCCTTTTGGTTTCAAACTCTTTAATTATAAAGGTTCTGTGAGTGTACCTTTCAGCCTCAAGAGTAACGCCCTTTATGATAGAAATTAGCTTATCATCTTCTAAAGAGTTGAATATCTTACCCCATGACTTAAGCTCTTCTAGCGTTATAGGTAGCTCTTCTGGTAAAACCTGATTAACTACCTTATAAGGCTTTGCACCGGTTCTGAAAGTTCTATTAGTAACGTGTACCAATTACTTATCCTCTTTGTTTTCAACCTCTAAAGCTTTGTTTTCTTCAGCTTTTGGCTTTTTCTTTGCCTTTGGCTTTTCGGCCTTTGGCTTTTGTGGCTTTTTCTCTTCGGCTTTTTCAATTAAGTTTAACTTTAAAAGCCTTTCGATATTTTCCATATTTAAGCTTGAGCAATCTACAATCTCACCCTCTACAAGACTTAAAACAGTGTTTTTGTAGTTGCTTACGGCGTATTTGATGGTTTTTTTTGCTTTATACATAATTTACACCTTAGTTTGGATCTGGCCTATAATCAGCTTTAGCAGTAACTAGACCGGCAAGGTTTGCGCCGCTTGTTACGTTAGAAGCAGTGATTTTCAATCTGACATAGCGCTTTGTAGAGAATACGCCAAGAATAGGAATAGGATCTAAAGCACCCGTAACAGAGTTTGCGATTGGCTGCTCATTACAATAAGCCTCGGTAGGTACATCATCCCAATCAGACTGATTAAAGCCGCCTACGTCAGACTCTTGAGCGCTTAACAAATAATCGCCATCATTGTAAACGGTTACAAATACGCTCCAGTATAAGCCTGATTCAAAGTCGATTGTGTCAAATTCTAGGCTAAAGGTATCACCGTCGGCTACGATTGGCTGATTGTAGACAATGTGTGATTCCAGCTGATTTACTATATCTCTAAACATTTTTTTCTCCTAAATAAAAAAGCGGCCATTACAGCCGCTTATTTTATGACATTTTAACGCCGATTTATACGTTAGGCGTGTTATTAGTCGGTTTAAGCTCAGCTGCTTTAACTGCCAAAATAGCTACATCTGCACCGGTTGTTACGTTGGTTGATGTGATCTTAGCACGTTGAAAGCGTCTTGTACCAAATGCGCCTTGCTTTACTGTTTGATCGCCAGAGGCGGAAACCTCTTCTGTGATCTGCAAACTATCAGCTGTCACGTCTTGCCAATCAGTGCTGCCGTCATCGCTGTCCTGTACTGATAGAACATAGTCGCCATCAGTATAGTTAGTGAATCGAGCATAGAAGCCAACACCCATGTCGAAGTCTGCAGTATCTACCGCAGCGCCAAAAGTGTCAGTGTCAGAGCTGATTGTAGCGACGAGAAGATTGTTTACGTCTACGTCGTTTACTAAATCTCTAGTAGTCATGATTAAATCTCCCGTTAAGCGTTAATGCGTAAACGATTCCAAGAATCGTAGCTTGTAACATCGCCGCCAGTACGCTTAGTGGTGTAAAACTTAATGAATGGCTTTTCAGTCAAATCATCACGTAATACGCGGAAGCCCATGCGGTCAACAATTGTGTAACCTTCAGAGAAATCACCGTAAACGATAGGTAAAGCATCGGCTGCTACATCGTCTAAATCATTCATAAATACAACGTCTTTACCGAGTAAAACCATTTGATCGCGCTCGTTAATGAAGCGGCTTTCAAAAATGTAGCGGCCGTCATTGTCTTTTAGAATGATGATATCGCCAAAAGTAGCGCGTTTCATGCCCCAAATAGAGTTAGCTTGATACTCTTCTTTAAGACCGTTTTGCAGGGTCTTAAGGTCATCAGCATTGGTCAACTGTCCAGCTGCGCCGGTTGCAGTGTAAGTCTGGATGCGAGTGCGCTGGTAAGTTTGCCAAGCATCAGCATCAGCGTATGCAAGCAAGCCTTTAGGCTTTCTGCTACCGTCGCCACGAATGAAAGCAGTGTTTTCAGTACGTGAAATCTTGCGAGTAACCTTGCCTTGTAACCAGCTTTCTACGTCAACGCCAGCATCATCTAAAAACTTCTGAGAAACTTTAGGCTGAGCAAAGATCTCATGAACTGGAATAACTAACTCGCCAATTTCAGGAGTGTCAGTCTCAGGGCGAGGCGTTACCTCACCTACCCAGCCGCCGTCTGAAGCTTCGTTATCATCGATAATGATTTCTAGGCTGTCAGAGCTAACAGTTTGTACGTTTGCTACTGCGCGAAGTGGCGAAGTTTCAAAAACTCGCTGAATCATCATTGCAGATACTTCTGGACGCACTAAATAGCCGCCGCGAGGGTTAGAACCGACTACCATGGATTTGGTAATAGCTGCTACTTGCTCAGGAGAAGCACCAGAAAGAGATTTATTTACAATCCCGTCTACCACTTCAGAAACAAGCTCAGAGTCCATTTCTACGCCAGTTTTTAAGTAGCGATTAAATGCGTCGCCGTATTCTGCGAACTGTTTTACGGCTCCGTCGTTTGCACCCTTCACAGCACGACAAAGTGATTCTTCTAGCTTTCCCGTGATTTCTTTAAGAGCTGCAACTTCACCGGCTTCTTTTTGGCGGGCTAGTTGAATGTCTTCAATAGCTGAGGCGGTTTTTTCTACTACCTCTTTAATGCCTTCATGCTCATTGACTTTTACGTCAAGTTCTTCACATGCTTTTTGAACTTCTTTAGTGTTTTGTAACACCAAATCAAGCTTTTCATTTAATTCTTTAGTTTCCACGATTGGTAACCTCTAAAATGTTGTTGAGTTTTGAATTCAGCTTTTTAGATTCAAACGAGCTGTTAATTTCGTCTAACTTCTTCAAAGCATCATTTATTTTTAGATCATGATCATCTCGAACATCATCCACATCAACGCCATCATCACGAGGCACCAATCTTTTAATCGTTGATATAAGCACATTTGTTTCTTTGTGGCTCATACCCCACGATTTAAGGCATTCTGTCACGTCTGGTAAGGTTTGGCAAATCTCTAGGAATGTTGAACCTAAACCCTTATTAGCATCAAACGGGCTTGGCATATCCATCTTTGAGTAGTACCTGTTTATATGCGACATAACACCAGCTCGATCTCTTTCTGGTATGTCTACACCCCCTCTCGCGCCTCTCATGGAGGCCATAGCAGCAAAGATGCCACGAGGAACAGCCACAAGCCTGCCCTGCTCAACGTCAACAAAAGGCAGCTTGTAAGCGCCAAATTCGTCACCGTTTTCAGCGTCATACCACATAAAAGCATCTTTATAGCTAGAGCTTGGCATTTCATCAGAACCAGTAAAGGCTCTAACTCTTGCAATTGCTTGGCCTGAATCCCAAGCCCTGTCCCTAGAAGCTAAAGGCAAATCCTGAAAAGGTGTAACGGTCTTAACTGCGGTTATATTTGCAGAAGCATTCATTGGCTCATTGACTAAAGAAATTTCCCATAGTTCTAGGTTTTTAATTAACCTAACCATCTTGCCGTCGCGCTCTTCTCTTTCAATATCGTCTACAGAAGTAAAGGAAAACCCAATAGACATATCAGTTAAAACGCCTTGTTTTGCTAGGGCGTAGGCTTCTGCACCCTCTTGAACCGCTAAATTTACCTCACCCTTAACAAATAGCCCGGCATCTCTTTCCTCTACTGAGTCGATTGGAAAACCACCGATAAGCATAGAGTTTGAATGCTGCCTTAGCATCCTGATTGGTCTATTGTTTTGCTTATGCCTAAGAATCGTCTTTGTAAAAGCACCCCTAAGAATCACATCATCGCCACGGTCTAGCTCATAGGTTGAGGCAAACCCCTCGATAATGCCGATTGGTACGCCGTCGCGCTCTATTTCCTTGGTTTCTGTGACGTTAAAGCTGAATTGTTTGGTTTGTTTTTGCTCTAGCTTAAATTTCATATTCTCCTCAAGGGCTTATATTTTCGCCAGTGTATTCAGTTTTGCTGTATGACTTATCTACGATTTTTTTACCCATTTTAAGGTTTCCATCTGAATCTGTCCCGTCTATGTAATAAACCTCGACCTTGGCCGTCATTGGGTCAGATTCTAAATCAAACTCAAGCACTTTGTATTCGTTGCAATCGATTAATTTTTCCTGTCTTCCATTTTCTAACAAAGTAAAGAGCAAAATTGTCATTTAAACCTCTAAAAGTTGTATGTTTTCGACGATAACGTCTTCTGCGCCAGCATCTTTCCTAAGAATCGGCGTTACTATATCACCCTGATTAAGAACAGTGGGGATATTAATACCAATAGTTTTGGGGTCATTAGGCAAATCGAAGGGTAAAGACACCTCTACTCCTGATTCCTCAACTGTATTGCCATTTATAGCAATAGAAAAAGAGGTTTGCTGCTCATTTCCCCCTCCACCAGTACGGCGAGCTGATAGGGTTAGCTGAGCTACAAAATCCTCCTGATCGATACCAACATATTCTAGCGAGAGAGTGCCTGACCTTACAAAGCGCTGAGAGTTGCTTGTTAAAACATCACTACCATCGCCAGCAATAGGAACCCACTGCCCAAGACCGGGAATTACCGTAACAGCGGAACTGCCAGCTTGAACTATGCCGCCCTGTGCTTTTGTGTTTGGTATCCCTGAGTTGCCTGAGAATGTTGTTTTAATGCCTTGGGTAACATCGACTCCTTTGAAGAATTTACCAGTGGAAGTCTCTTCTATTACATTGCCCGAAACGATTGTTCTATTTGCAACGTCATCATCAGCAACGACAATAAAAGAATTTGGCGAATCTATTGAAGCAGAGCCGCCGTTAATTGATAAATCAACCAAGGGAGACGAAAGGCCAGTAAGATCTATTCCATCTGCAACCAAGCCCAATCCTAAACCAGCGATTTGAGGATTTGAAATGCTTACCCTAACTGTGGTTCCTGTTATTGATAGCGTGTCTTGAACAAGTACGAAGGCGCAATTATTCATAAAGAGGAAATCAGCGCTGTCAATGTTTCCAAAAGCAAGATCCTGAAATGCTACGTCGTTAAAAGTTACTACGCTAGGATCTGTTAATTCAAAAAGCCTGCCTGTGCCGCCCGCAATTGACTGAGTGCCTAAAGACAGTCCAGATATTTCAAAGCTTGCCTGTGGGTTTGAGTTTACAAAAAGTGGAATAGCGCCAGAAGCAACGTCTAAGCCTAGCGCGTCATTAGTGAAGCTTCCAGAAAGCGACCTGATTACGCATCCATCACCCACATCTAGACTGGCACTTAAAGGTATTTGGCCGTTGATTATCCAAGTAGTGTTTTCAGGTAAAGTGATTACCCCGCCTACTGGGTCAGGAAATTTATTACCTTCGGGCTGGCCGGGCTTAACTATTGTCCAATTGTCATATTTTAGCTCGGTAGACTCAACAAAGTTTCTAAGGTCTTCCGGCGTTATTTGTCCCGAATTATTATCAGGAAAGCTATTTAATAGCTGTTCTAAATTTAATGCCATAGTTTTTCTCTGTTTTGAGAATGAACTACGATTGTACTTCAAAGTTTGGTGGTAGTGAACCGTCTAGGAATTGAATAGAAGAGCATCTGCAATTAATCGTGTTTCCTGCGGTTGCCCCTAGTGATGTGTCTCCGGGGAATCTTAATTGTTCGCCGCCAACTGTAAAAGCATCTCGAAAACCTACCCGCTGTAAATCGGCTTGAACGTGCGCCTGTCTCACCACTTCGTCTCCCTGAGTGTGCCACTCCTTTACCGTATCAAGCGCCCCTAGTTGTTGGTTCCTAACCGGCTGTATTGCTTTTTGTAAATTTGTAGCCTCGATCTGTTTAGCGCCTTCCGCTGCGTTTTGAATTTCTGTAGCCGCTATTGTATTGCCTCTCCAAAGGCTTGTGTCTCTAAATTTCCTTGAAGCCAACCTTCCAACCTCTAAAGCACCAAAAGCCGCACCAGCGGCAACCAGCTCGGCGGTGGCTCCATTTAAAGACCTTTCCAGCTCCTTTTGATTCGTGTTTGTGATTTCTTGCGCCCTTATCGGCACCTGACGGTTGATAAAAGCTAAAACGTCTTGAGATTTGGCAACTTCAAAAGCTTCTATTTCCTGCCTTATTGTCGTTGCATTGATCAAAGCCAGAGAAGCAAAAGCGCCTAATAAAAGAGAGTGCTGCGGGTCGTCTGCATTTCTTATAAGCTCTTTTTCTGCCTGAGTGCCGAAAAAATTTGCAGCTCTTCTATAAGCCGGTCTTAATATGCCGACGAAATCATCGTAATACTGTCCAGCGTCTAGGGTTTGTCCAGTTGCTGCGTAGGTAGTAGCCAAATCATTAGACATATTGCGGAGGGTGTTTCTAACCTGTACGGCTACAGGCTTTTCCATTCGCATTTTTTGGGCTAGCTCTTCTTCTGCCCTTTGCTGTCTTTCTCTTTCGGTTTCATTCATTTTTTAAGTATAGCATTTTATAGCACTATGCCTCACGGGTCAGAGCCCGTGGGCGGTTTTGTTATGTTCTCATGCATTGAGATTCTGATATTAACCCTTTCTCTATAAGGAATTCTTGAGTGCTTTCAAAAAGCCCTATAAAGCGGTCGTCGTAAATAATCTCACCGTATCCGCCTACCTTGCAGTATTTGCAAAACACATCAAACAAATCTTCAAGTGTCTCAATATTATCTCCGTAATATCTCTTAAACTGTACTTTAAAACATAATAAATCGCTTAACTCGGATTCTTCATTCCGCTCTTCGCTGTCGCTCATCTCTACACTCCTCTCCAGTTATCCTTCTGGTTATGTTGCCTTTGGTACTTCTGGTAATTTCATCCAGTG